CAAAGCCCGCCTAGCAGGTAAAGGGGTCAAGGCTGACCTGAAGGAACTCAAGGACATCTCCTACGAAGATTTCTGTACCCAGTTCCTAGAGACCAAGATATTTCCTCACCAGAAGAACTGGATTGAGTTGATAGAGGGCAAGGACCCATCCTGGCTCCACTCCTCAATGGTTTACGAGAAGGCATCAGAGAAGCGCATCTTAATCAATGTGCCACCTGAGCACGCCAAGTCGACAACCATCACAGCCAACTACGTAACTTGGAAAATTGTGACCGACCCTAACTCACGGGTTATCATCGTATCCAAGACTCAGAGTATGGCTCGCAAATTTTTAGGTCAAATTAAGGGACGCTTAACCCACCCAGACTTTACCAAGTTGCATACAGCATTTGGTCCTAATGGTGGTTACAAGTCTGACGCTACTCAATGGTCAGCAGATATGATTTATTTAGGTACAGGTCGAGACTCTGGCGAGAAGGACCCTACGGTGCAAGCCTTGGGTATTGGTTCCCAGATTTACGGTGCTCGTGCTGACCTGATTATCCTAGATGACGTTGTGATGAACTCAAATGCCCACGAATGGGAGAAGCAAATTGAATGGCTTCAAAAAGAAGTTATCACTCGTTTGGGTCGACACGGCAAACTACTTATAGTAGGGACCCGTGTTGCCCCAATTGATTTATATAAAATGCTACGGGACGGTTCGCAATGGACTGGCGGTAAATCCCCTTTCACCTACTTCGCATCTCCAGCAGTACTGGAGTTTGATGAGAAGCCTGAAAACTGGAAGACGCTGTGGGCTAAGACCGACAGACCAGAGGGCGAATCAGATGAACCAGATGAAGATGGGTTATATGCAAAGTGGGACGGACCATCGTTATTTACACGGCGTTCAGAAGTTACCCCATCTGTTTGGGCAATGGTTTACCAGCAAGAAGATGTCATTGAGAATTCTATCTTTTCGCCAACTTGCGTTGCGGGATGCGTTAATGGAATGCGAAAACGAGGACCTCTCAAACCTGGAGCAGCAGGACATCCGAAGCATATTGAATCTGCATATACAGTTATTGGGCTCGACCCAGCGATGGCAGGAGCCACAGGAGCGGTAGTAATCTCTTATAACCGTTCTGATGGAAAGATATATGTTTTAGATTGTGTCAATATGACAGATACAACCCCTCAGCGCATTAGAGATTTAATTGAAGAGTGGGTTATCAAATACAAGCCCCAAGAAATTAGAATTGAAATCAACGCTCACCAGAAGGCTTACGCCCTAGATGATGAGTTAAGAAACTGGTTAGCCCAATATGGCTGCCAACTTAACTCGCACTTTACTGGTAAGAATAAGTGGGACGCAGGATTCGGTGTGGCATCTATGGCTTCACTGTTCGGCACCATACGTGACTCAAGATTCCAAGATAACAACATTATAGAGTTTCCTTCTAACGAAGGCTCTGAAGGTCTTAAGACGTTAGTTCAACAACTAATAACTTGGAAGCCTGACACTAGAAATCCTACAGATACTGTAATGGCTCTATGGTTTGCAATTATTAAAGTAAGAGAATTAATGCAACAAAGTTCAAATGCTTCTAAGTTCGCCAGTAACCGCTGGGCGACTAAAGCACAAAAGCAACAAAGATACTCAATTGACTTAAACGATGCCTTTGCAGAGCAATGGGCTGAAACATACACTTAGGAGATAAAATGGCACTTCCATTAATTGCAGCAGGTATTGCTGCTAGAGCAGTAGCAAAGAAATTAGCAACAAGAGCAGCAGGTGGTATCACTGGCGCTGGAGCAAAACAAGTAGCCCCTGTATATCGTGAGATGGGTGCTGGCTCAGTTAAAGTTGTACCTAGTAGCACAAAAACTCGAAGAGAAGTTGTAAACGAGATGAGCACTAGTATTGCAAAAAAAAGAAAATCTGGAGAACAAGCAAAAAGTATTAAAGATTCAATAGAGCCAATTTATAATACTTATAAAAAATCTCCAACAGTTAAGGTTAACAGCAACCCAACACGTTCCAGATAAATAATTTTTTCTATCGTTAGGATATAAATGGCTTTAGATATTAGACAAATTGCTGCACGAGTTGAGTCACTCAAGTTTCGTGCTGCAGAGCGTGATGCTCGTGCTGGAGATGTACTTGCTGTACGTCAAGGCAAAATCGCATCTGTTTATCCTGACTTTTTTCCAGAGGGCGTAGACGCAAACGTAGTTGCAAACTTTATTGATATTGTTGCTCGTGACTTGTCAGAAGTTATGGCACCTCTACCAGCAGTTAACTGTTCGGCAGCAAACTCTGTTTCTGACCGTGCCCGTGTTTTTGCTGATAAGCGCACCCGTATTGCCTCTAACTATTTTAATCACTCTGACCTTGCGGTACAAATGTACTCAGGAGCAGATAGATACATAACCTACGGTTTTAGTGCATTCGTCGTAGAACTTGACGAAGAGAACCAGATGCCACGCATCCGCATTGAAAACTCTAGAATGGCTTATCCTGAGTTTGACCGCTACGGACGTTGTGTTGCATTCGCTAAACTATACACACTGACACTAGGTGAGTTAACTGCTCAGTTCCCAGAGTATGAGCGTCAACTGCTTGGACCTATGGGTTATGACCAAGACCTAAATACTCTAATTGAAATTATTCGTTACTACGACAAGGACCAGTCAGTAGTATATGTTCCACGTCGTGATAATTTAGTTTTATCTGTTGCAAAGAACCCAATCGGCAAGTTAATGATTGTAGTAGCCAAGCGTCCAAATGTTGACGATGAGATTCGTGGACAGTTTGATGATGTACTTGGTATCCAATTACTACGTAACCGCTTTGCAATGTTGGCAATGGAAGCAGCAGAGAAATCTGTTCAGTCTCCTATCGTACTTCCTAGCGATGTTAACGAACTACAACTTGGTGGCGATGCGATTATCCGCACAGCCAACCCAGCAGGTGTACGCCGTGTAGAACTTACTCTACCTCAAGGTGCATTCACAGAACAAACATTATTAAATCAAGAAATGCGTGTAGGTTCACGTTATCCTGAATCTCGTACAGGAAACATTGATGCTTCAATCGTAACTGGTCAAGGCGTTCAGGCTTTGATGGGTGCATTTGATACTCAAATTAAATCAGCCCAAGCAATCTTTGCTGCAACATTACGTGAAGTAATCAGCATTTGTTTTGAAATTGATGAGAAAGTATTCCCTGGCTCCAAGACTATACGTGGCGTAGATTCTGGCTCTCCATATGAGATTACCTACGACCCAACAAAAGACATCAAGGGTGATTACTCAGCCGATGTTAGATATGGAATGCTTGCAGGTTTGAATCCTGCCCAGGGATTAATTTTTATGTTACAGGCATTAGGCGGAGGTCTTATCTCTAAAGATATGGCTATGCGTGAAATGCCATTCTCTGTTAACGTAGGACAAGAACAAGAGAAAATTGAAATTGAAAATATGCGCCAATCGCTATTGTCTTCAATTCAAGCATATAGCCAAGCAATTCCAGGTATGGCTGCTCAGGGTCAAGACCCAAGCGATATTGTAAACAAGATTGCAAATGTAATTAAGTTGCGGCAAAAAGGGACGACAATAGAGGAAGCAATTGCTGAGGTCTTTGCACCTGCACCAGCACCTGCTCCTACACAACAGGTTCCTCCTGTTGGTGAGGCACCTATGGTTGAGCAAACGTCCCCTGCTCCCGCAGCCCCACCAGCAGGAGGCGCTCTTCCAGAGCCAACTCCAGAGCCAGATATTCAAACAATTCTTTCTAGCCTTACCTCTTCAGGTAAAGCAGGAGGACGAGTAGTCACAAGAGGCTAACTAAGTAGGGGACAATGACAACAATAATTGGTTTAGAATATAAAGACCGTTGCTTCTTAGTTGCTGATAGTCAAACAACTGATGAAGGTGGACGTATCTATAGCCATCCTGAAGTTAAAAAGATTTCAGAGAATGGCTCATTCTTAATCGCAGGTTCTGGCGAAACGCTACCTTGCGATATAGCACAGCATATATGGGAACCACCTGTTCCTAC